GTACACGCAAAATATGGACCACAAAGAAGGCCGACGACAACTTCAGCCTCTACATACGAGAGCGCGATGGAAAGTGTATGTACCCAGGCTGTACCGTTACTGAGATAAAGAAGCTCCAGTGCTCCCACTACTACGGGCGCGGTAGAAGTTCCACCCGTTACGACCCACTTAATTGCATCTCACTTTGCTGGCTTCACCACTACAAAGACAAACAACGCGGGTGGGAGTACCAGAAACAGACCATCGCAGAGCATGGCCACGACGGCCTATACACTAAGTTCATGCAGAACCGGCTCGGCACCTCACAATTTACCGAACTCTACCTCCGCTCGAAACAATACATGAGCCGCGACAATGCCATCATCGCCTGTATGAGACTCTTAAGTGCCCTCTAGGATTACGAAGCGGCAGTATGATTTAAGTATGATACGCACACACTGTGTTAAATGCCACGCACGTCTACCAGGTACTAAGAAGCACCACAGTATATTTGGTAACTGGTGCGAAGACTGCAACGCGAAGGCAGGCCCGAAATCAACTCACAGACTAACCAAAGCGGAACGTGAAGAAAAGGAGAGAGATCGCAGAGACAAGGAGCGCGTGTACCAAGCAGAACTCGACGCATTCTATCTTCAACTGTATGGCAAAACAGAGGAACAAATACTCATGGAGGCCAGACAGTTTCTCACAGAGTACAAAAACGCGCATTATATGGTAGAATAAAAAGAATGCCAACACTTAGGCAACGAAAACTAGCAAAGAAGATAGTGGAATCAATGCCACTAGACAATCCCCCCACTAATGGTGAGATGTTGGAATCGGTGGGATACAGCAAAAATGTAGCAGAAGCTAAGCCAGGCGAGATTATGTCATCACCTGGAGTTCAAAAGGCATTAGAAGACCTGGGATTTTCAATAGAAGGAGCAGACCAAGTAGTGAAGAATATACTGTACAAGTCTAAGAGGGAAGACATGAAGCTCCGCGCAGCAGACATGATATACAAGCGCAGAGGAGCATACGAAGACACTAAGCAAGGAGCAGGCAAGACACTGGTCATAAACGTAACCCAAGAAACCGCAGAACGATATGCTCTTACTCCACGAGTCACAGAAACAGGTAGCGAGGGATAGACACCGTTTCCGTGTACTCTGCTGTGGCAGACGATGGGGAAAAACTACTCTTGCAATAGACCAGATTAAGGGTCAGGCTGCTAAACCTGATTCACGCATTGCATACATAGCACCCACCTATCAACAAGCTAGAGATATTGCATGGGAACAGTTAAAGCGTGAGTGCCTAGAAGCATCAGCGTCAATAAATGAATCACGCCTTGAAATCACACTGATAAATGGCTCACGAATAATCCTACGTGGATGGGAAGCTATTGAGACACTACGAGGACAGAAGTTTGACCTTATCGTTCTAGACGAGGTGGCAATGATGCGTGAGTTTTGGAGTAAATGGCAGGAGGTTATACGACCAACGCTCACAGACACAAAGGGTGAGGGTATGTTTATCTCTACACCTCGTGGATTTAATCACTTCTACGACCTATTCAATTTGCAGTACAAGGACAGCGATTTTATATCGTTTCACTTCACCTCATACGACAATCCATTCATACCGGTAGAGGAACTAGATAAGGCACGTAAGGAAGTTACCGAGGACAGATTTGCACAGGAGTACATGGCAGACTTCAGAAAAACTGAGGGGCTGGTGTACAAAGAGTTTAACCGCACGCAGCATGTGATTAGCGAACTACCACAGCGCACATTCATTAAACACTTTGCTGGTATAGACTTTGGTTTTACTAACCCGACAGCGATTATTCAGATATGGAAGGACAGCGACAGAAACTACTACGTCGGTGAGGAGTTTTATAGGTCGGGGAATACAGACGCTCAGACCGCAGACTATGTGTCAGCACTAAAACTAAACGAGGTATACCCAGACCCAGAGTCAGCGTCGGGTATCGAGGAATTGCGCCGCAGGAATGTAAACGTGCGTGATGTGATTAAGAATAAGGATTCAATACGCACAGGTATAAACTCGGTGCGTGAACTCTTTAAAGCTAACAGGCTCTTTATACACAAGGACTGTATAAACCTCATATCAGAGCTCGAAACGTATGCATACCCTGAGAAGCGTCCTAACATGAACGAGTACGAGAACCCAGTAAAGGAGCATGACCATGCGCTTGATGCGCTCAGATACGCTTTGTCTATGGAGACTGTGGCGGGGACTGATTTTGTGGAAGATAGACTTAATGCACAGTTTCTACGTAATGTCTCGCGTAGTTCACTAAACGACACACGATGATGCGTGGTATAATTATCAACGGGGGTGGTTACTATAACGTAACCTCATGAGCGATATTTGTGAATTAGTCAGAGAGGCTGAACAGAACTACCTCAACGGTACTACCAAGCTCGGCGAATACGTCGAGTGGTCAATGCATGACACCATTGAGCGTATTGACGCATACTCAAATAGCAAGCACACGTCAGGAGCACAGGACTCACTCGGTAGAGAAAAGCCATTTTTCAACATAGTAAGCGCAGCAACGAACATTTGGTATAGAGCGACAGACATAGACCGCAAGAATGTTCGTGTCCTCCCTTCTAAGACATCAGACGTAGGTATGGCATTTGTAGCCACCGTACACCTTCAGGAGTGGATGCGTCGTGAGCGCTTTGGTACATTCCTCAACCTATGGGGTAGGGCACTCGCTAAGTACGGTTCGGCAGTTGTAAAGTTCGTGCCTAAAGACGGCAGACTTGTACCTAGCGTTATCCCGTGGAATAGACTTATTGCAGACCCAATACAATTTGACGCTATTCCTACGATAGAGAAGTTTTACATGACTCCGGCGCAGTTGCGTAAGAATAAGTCCTACGACAGAAAGGTTGTAGACCAACTTATCGAAGCTGAGACAGCACGTAAGACACTAGATGGATTTGATAAAGATAACAAAGCAGACTTCATCGAGATATACGAAGTACACGGTGAGCTTGAGAAGGAGTACTTGACTGGTGAAGAGAAGGTAGAGACTGAGAACGAAAAGTACGTACAGCAAATGCACGTAGTTTCTTTCGTAAAGAATAAGAGCGGTGACTATGATGACTTCACACTCTACAGGGGGCGTGAGTCTAAGCATCCATACATGCTTACCCACCTTATCGAAGAGGATGGGCGTACACTTGCTATCGGCGCGGTAGAGTACCTATTCGACTCACAGTGGATGGTCAATCATTCTGTTAAAAACCAAAAAGACACCCTAGATCTTGCATCTAAACTCATATTCCAAACATCCGACTCAAATTATCTAGGGAGAAACGTCCTCACTCAGATTGAGACGGGCGACATATTCGTACACAAAGTAAACGAGCCACTAACCCGCCTTGCTAACGATAAGCCAGACATTACTGCGCTCCAGAACTTCGGCGCGATGTGGCGCAACCTTGCAGGTGAGCTTACCTCTACCCCAGACGCTTTGAGAGGCAACACTCTACCATCGGGTACACCATATGCACTCGGCTCATACCTCGGAGAACAGGCTAACAACCTTTTTGAGCAGATGACAGAGAACAAGGGTCTTGCACTTGAAGATATGCTCCGAGAGTTCGTCATCCCTCACATTAAGACAAAGATGGACACTAAGGATGAGATTGTCGCAGTCCTCGACGCTGAGCAGATAGCTGAGGTGGACGCTATGTACGTTCCACGCCAGGCCATTCGTAACTATAACAAACGTGCGATTGATGAAATCATAGCTGGTGGTATCCCATCACCTTTTGACCCTAACGTAGAGCAGCAGAACGTGCAGAAGTCTATGGCTACTCTCGGCAACAAGCGATCATTTAAGCCAGACGAGCTAGACGAAAAGACGTGGAAAGAGGCTCTAAAGGACTTGGAGTGGAACTTGGTAGTCGAGGTTACTAACGAGACGACAGACAAACAGGCAGTCCTCACGACCCTTTCAACCGTACTTCAGTCAATAGCAACCAATCCACAGTTATTGCAAGATCCGAACGCGAAGATGATTTTAGGTGCTATACTTACCGAGACGGGACGTATTAGTCCTATTCAAATAGCTTCTGTACAGGCTCAAGCACAGCCACAAGCTCCCGCTAACCTGCCAGCAGAAGCACTTAATAAATTACCAGCACAAGCTGCATGACCTATAAGTCACTCATCTGCAATTCATACTTGGATGCAGACGTACTATTAAATCAAGCAGCCCAAGAGGGGTGGCAGTTAGTAACTGCACTAGTGGTTTCTGGCACACTCGTCTTTTATCTAAAGAAATAAATGTCAGACGAACCAGCAAAAGCGAACATTCGCGACATATTAAACTACCAGGTAGAGTCGTACATCACAGAGGATGATGTGCGCATTATCCGGGAACACTTTAAGGATAACCCAATTTTGTTACAGGTTATCCGTAAGGTGTTTATGCCTTCAATCTCCTATGCGCAAATGCCTGTGGAGGAACTTGGAAAGGACATGTGGTTTGCAGGTGTAGACTTCTCTACACTCTCAAAGGATGAGGCATACGTCCGTATCCTCGCTCGCCAAGAAGCCATCAAGTTTATTGTAGGTGGAATGATTTCCCTGAAGCAGATTTCAAACATTAGCGAGGAGGACGACCTAAACCGTGCAGCTCGCAGACAGAAGGACAGTTCAAAATGATGTATCACGTTATTCACAACGTCCCCCGCTTAGATGGGGACTTTGTTAGTTGTGTTTCGTGATATAATGTAACTATCAGAGTAACCATCTCTAAAAATGGAACCAGAAACAACGGACGCTCCTGAAGTCCTTGAAACTCAGGAAACTGACGAGTCTCAGTCACAGACTCAAGATACGCAGGAAGAAACACTTTCCCCCGAGGAAATTGCAGAACTCAAGCGTAAGGCTTCAGAGCGCGACGAACTAGAGAAGAAGAATAAGCAACTCTACGAGCGCGTAAAGAAGTCGGAAGGCACATCGAAACCGAAAGAGACTAGAGAGTCTAGCTTGGGCATGAAGGACGTATTGTACTTGGCTAAAGCAGACATTGCACCGGAAGATGTTGACGAGGTTACGACCTACGCAGCACGGATGGGCGTAAGTATTGCTGAAGCACACAACTTCTACAAACCTATTCTTTCAGTCCGAGCAGAAGAGCGCAGAACCGCAGATGCAACTCAAACTAGAGGAGCACGAGGTTCTGCCAAGCAGACAGGTGAAGACCTACTCCAGAAAGCAGAACGTGGGAATGAAACTCCTACAACTGACGAAGGGATTAGGGCTCTCGCCGAAGCACGGCAAGCTCGTCGATTAGCTGCAAAACAGCGATAACGAAAGAGAGCCGTGAGGGGATGGGATATTATTTTTATCCCTTATCATGGCTAACACATTAGGCACAGAATCACTACGTCGCAAATACTTCCAGAGTTCTTTGCAGACACAGCTCCGAAACGCAGTCGTTTGTGAGGAGATTTGTAAGGTAGACCGCTCAGACCTTAACTACATCGCAAACCCATACGTAACCGCACAGTCTGCTACTATTCAGGCAAAGGTAGGTACGTATACCCCAGCAGCAATGACTGTAACGAACGACACACTCACCGTAACGGATGAGGTATGGACTTCGACACACGTCTTTGACTTTGAGACCCTTACATCACAGTTCAATCTCACCGCAGACTTCCTTGAGGACTTGTCAGCACAGGTTCTTATCGGAGTTGACAAGTTTGTTCTCAACAACCTCTGTGAGGACGGAACTGGTGCATACACCACTCCAGCAGGTGGCTTCACGACCGCAGCAAACATTCCAGTTATCATGGCAAACCTTATCTCAAAGGTCGCCGGATACCAGAGTGTATCAATGGGTCGTGGTTCAAACTACTTCCTCGTGATTGAGAACACAGACCTCGTAGGCTTCATGCAGACGCAGGTTTCGTCAGGATACGCATACGCAGACGCAGCACTCAACTACGGCTTTATGCCAAACTACATGGGTGTTGACGTGTACGTCGTTCGCTCTGGTACATTCGTCTCAGCAACTATCGGTTCTACGTCTGTCACGAACTCAGGTCACCGTGTCTTCGGTGTCAAGGGAGTAGCAACGTACGCTTCACCTCGTGGTCTCCGCTACGAAGAGAAGTCAGTTACCGCTAAGACAGGAAAGGAAATTGTCGCTATCGCACTTGTTGGATTCAAGCTCTGGGCTACAAACACAGACCTTGTTGTAGACATTACGCTTGCGTAGTTACTAGCCAGCTCATTATGGGCTGGTTGGAGGCATCCATCCCCGCCTCCACTCAGCCCGTAATAGCTAACTAACACACAATGGCAAAAGAAAAGGAAACCGAGGTAAAGGAAGAAGCAAAGGTATCGTCACCCCGCGAAATTGCATGGGAGGCACACCTCGCTTCATACGAGAAGAAGAATCCTAAGAAATTCGCAGTAAAGAAGGCTCGCGGGGAGTTCGACAAGATTCCAGCATCTTTCTAGCAAGTATTACTAACTAGTCCGATTACAAATGGACATCAAAAACATCGCAGTCTCAGCAGGAACAGCTCTCATCATTGCACTCGTTGCAGTATGGGGTTTTGCTCCTGAAGCACAGATTGTACGTGAAGTGCAGAAGTTAGGTGCTGTTGCAAGCCCTGACATCCAGTCTGATTGGCTTCGCTTTGGTGGTGTTACTCGCTTTGCATACGCAACGAATAACCTCACGCAAGGTTCAGCAACCGTCTGTTCTATTCAGTCTCCCGCAGCTACTTCGACGCTCGTTTCAGGTGGTATCCGCTTTGACGTAGCATCATCGACACAGTGGCTTGTAGAGATTGGTAAGGCAACGACTAACTCTGCTACTACTACACTCCTTGGTACAGGAATCATTACTGCGAATGGTCAGGGAACTATCCTTGCATCATCGACGTTTGGTCTCGGTGTAGACCCAGTAGTTGTATTCGCTCCTAACACGTACTTCAACGTGAAGGCTCCTACGGCCGGTGGCGGTGCACCATCAGGTCACTGTCACGCAATCTTCGAGACGTATCAATAGTCTCATCCAGTCCTAGTGGGCTGGGTGGTGAGCGCGAAACTCGTACTCACCTTTAGCTCACTAATCAGAAATATGAACTCATTTATTAAAAACGGATTTATCGCACTCGCTTCTGCACTCATGGTGCTTGCGGGGGTTATCGTACTTGGTATCTACCAGCCACAAACGTCTTTGGCTGGAAATCCACTTCAGGCTCCAATCTCGTACACCGCAACAGGAACGCGCCAGTATGCTGTTAACGCTGCTGGATGGGCTGAACAAATACTTGCTACGACCACATCAGCTAACCCGAGACTGTATGTTGCGATCTGCAACCGAAGTACTAACATTGTTTATTTAGCTTTTGAAGCAGACATGTTTACCAACTCGTCTTCCTCAATAGGAATTGGTCAAGGAACCGCAGGTATAGACTCATGCTATGAGATTACTGACAGAAACATGTATTGGGGTTCTGTCCGAGCCTCATCAACTAATGCAGCCACAGCCGTTACTGTTATAGAATTCGCACAGTAGTATGGAACTGGTCACGATGCTTGTTGAACTCGGCTTCACACCGCTCAACATCTTACTCGTCGTGATGCTATACCTTGTGTTAGCGAAGCAGGGAGTAGTCCCGCAGTTATGGAAAGGAGGTACAGAGGATATTCCGGACTGGGCGCAAGAATTAAAGCAATATTTCAACCATGACACTACAGCAGCGCACGACCTCACACACGCAAAGTTGGATAGAATAGAAACAAAGGTAGACGAGCATAATAGGGTAGAATTAAGTAATTCGGGCAAGTTGGATGAAATCATACGTGCAGTAAACAGATAACATGCAATTCTCAGACCCCACAAACAAAAACGGTATCATCCAGACTATAGAGTTTTGGTGTGGTATGTCTGATGGTGAAATTTCCGGGGACGCCACCAAGTTAAGGATATTTACCTCACGTGTAAACTCTGGTTTTGACAGCGTTTTACCCCTAGTCCTCCCACGTACTAACGGAATCAAGTGGGATGACCCAAACCACACCGATCTGCCCGTAGGGACTATAAACCTAGTCTCAGGACAGGGGAATTACACGGTAGACGAAGACGACAACTCGCTAGATATTTTGAGAATAATAAAGGTGAAGATACTTACCTCACCAACGGCGACACAATACTCAGACGTTGAACAAATAGACAGTTCAGACGTTGATGTGTTCAACGCGATGAGCCCAAATTCTGCTGATACTGGTATCCCCACCAAGGTGCTGATTCGCGGGAACACGTTCCACTGTTTGCCGAAACCTAACTACAACGCCACAGCGGGCGCGAAACTTTTCTTTGAACGCGAACAGTCATACTTTGCATCATCCGATACCACCAAAGAGCCTGGTATTCCTAAGCCATTCCACGAACTCCTAGCACTCTACCCAGCACTTGATTGGCTACTTATCTACAAGCCTGACAACACATCATTGATTAGTCGTGTAGAGGCACGGATAACCCATCGAGAGAAGGAACTGAGCGATATGAACGACAGACGCTACAGGACAAAGAACACAATGACACCTAACGTAGAGGACAATAGATAACATGGCAACACTTACAAACGAATCCAAAACAACAGCGTCTCTTACAAATGAGAATTATCCTACCGCCGGCAGAACGTGGAACAGCACCACGACCACATGGGATGACACAGGAGGCACATGGGACAGAGATTTTACCTCTAACGTATCAAACGAAGCGAAAGCATGAAACACTTGTTCACGCTCTGTTATGCCATTCTCGCACCAGTCATTGTGACGCTGGTTATTTGGAATTATGTACCTGCTAACTGGCTTGACATTACCGCACAGAACCTTGGCTCGACCATAACGACGATTCAAGGGAGCGACACCATCTCTGCGTCGAGATCAGTTATAAACACCAACTTTGCGAACCTTAATACAGACAAGCTAGAGAGTGGGAGCACAGCGTCTGCCCTTACCATCGGCACACTAACCCTAACCAATGACCTTACAGTTGCAAATGGCGGTACAGGAGTCTCTACATTTGGTGGGACTAATCGTATCTTATACACGAGCGCGGCAGACACACTTGCATCAGAGGCAGCGTTTCTATACGACCAGTCACTCAATAAATTGACGGTGGACTATGCCTCAACTACACAGGCTTCATTTTCTAGTCGCCTGTTCATACCATTAAACGTGGTGATAGGAACTGATGGTGAGATTACAGCAGACGACACGTCTGGGCAATTCCGCTTTGACTCAGGCAGTGCAGAGCGTGTGATCCCGTCCCTCTACACCATAGGCTTTAGTTTTGCTTCCACTACACTCAATACATCCACCACAACCATTTACCTTGCACCTGCTCGCGGCCAGCTCACCTTTGTAGACGCATTGTGTGACTTCAATAAGCACATGGGTATTTCTCTCTACGATGGAACGAACCGCGCAAACTTCATTATCGCGTCATCAAGCATTGGTACGACGACGTTCTCTACAAACAATACCTTCAACATGGGTGAGTCTATCCGCGTCGATGTGGGTACTACCACAAGCGCAAACATAAACGTGTCTGGTGGGTGTAGGTTCTCATATCGTTATGCGGCTGATTAAATACTCAATACCATCTCTTATAGCGGCACTTATTGCAATTACTGCAACAAGTGTATTTGGCGCAAAGGTAGATACCAGACCATTTGAACTAAAGACAGAAGTCGTCCCCCTAAAGGCAGACGGTTCATACACACAATACGCAAAAGATGAGTGGAAGCCTGACACTCGTGTTATAGAATACAAGACCGATAAGGAAGCAGGATATCAGGTATTAGAGTATGACCTGCGTGTAGACGGAACGTATATGCGCTCCTATGGTGAGGGGCCAGAAGCAGTGGATCGCTCATTTGACTGGATAAAGATTAGTGACTTTGCAACATCGACACCATGAAAAAAATAGTTCATAAAATCATTGCTATAGTCGGGCTTGTTGCTGTGCTTTCTCCGTATGTTGCATTCGCTTTCCCTACAACACAATCAGCGCAACTGGTGCGTGCTTCAAGTCAGTATTTTTCAAAATCTGACAATGCTCTCTTGGAACCGGGGGCAGCGTTTACTACTGAGTGTTGGATAAAAATGACCAGCATTGTTGGCGGCGGTGCTAACGCATACGTGATTGCTTCAAAAGGAACATCAACTGGCTCACAGCGTTCTTTTGTGTTTAAGGTTGTTGATAATGGTTCAAGTGTGATTACGTTGTCAACACAAACATCTTCTGCGGGTACATCATACGACGGTGGAACTTCAGTAACATGGTCTGCCACACCATCTAACGATACGTGGTACCACGTAGCATGGGTATTGAGTGGCTCTACCGAAAGGTACTATGTTGATGGAACACAGATGGGAGCAGACCAAACATCTGCGATCTCTTCTCTTTTTGATTCGACTGGCTCAATAGGATTTGGGGCAGAAAACATATCTGGTACCCCTAACGACTTTTTCAACGGTAGAGTTGCGCTTTGCCGCGTATGGCAGGTGGCACGCACACAATCCGAGATTGCTAACAACCGTTACTGCGTCCTGAATGCAACTTCAAATCTAAGAGGACAATGGACACTCGACAACGAACTAACAGACAGCTCTGGAAACGGCTTTACTCTCACCAATAATGGGTCGGCGACATTCGGAGCAGATGTGCCTAGTGGAAACTGTACTGCTTCAGCCCCAACAGAAACATTTTATATGATGCTTGAAAGCTAATATGCAAAAACTCTTTGAACTCACCTCGCAGGACTGGATGAAGGGGCTTGCTATATCGGGCCACTACCCCTCAACTGGTATTTTTACTGAAGCGAAGGGTATAAACCCCTTCCTCTCTCCATTCTATGGGCAGTCAGATATGGGTCTTTTACAGACATCAGCGGCAGCACAACAGGTCGGGGTGGTTGTAGATACGGTGCTTGGGGGGTGGTTTGATGGTGCGGCGTTCAAAGCCTACTTCATAGGTGACGATGGCCACTTCTACGACCAAAATACATCTTCGGACAATGCCCCAACAGACTTGCGCTCTGGCACACCTATTGCAACAGCGGGTGAGGGCGTTTGCATCTATCAAATAAATGGTGGAACTCGGTACCTCTACTATGCTCGTGAGTCTTTCATAGGGCGTTGGGATTTGTCAGGCTCATATCCTACAGGATGGGACGATACATACATCGGGACTGCTGGAACAATAAGTACATCAGAAATGCGTGCCACAAAGATACGCAACTTTCACCCATTTGTGGGGAATATGTACTGGACTAACAAGGACAGAATTGGTGCGCTGGTGGACCTCGGCACAGGTTCTTTTGGCGCGTCTAACGTCATCCCATCAGCACTAGACCTCCCTTCTAACATGACAGCGGTGGACATAGACGATGATGGATACTACCTCGTCGTGGCTGCGACAGAGAATGTTACCTCTGGGAATACGTCAATTAACACAATCAATAAAATATACTTCTGGGACACTAACTCTAACTCGTGGCAGAGAGAGTGGACTATTCATACCCCATTCATTGCGGCCATTACGTCTATGGGTGGGCTTATGTACGCCCTATGTGCTGATGGGTTGTATGCCTTTTCATTCAACACCCCACCACAGCTCGTCATCCCGTTTTCCACAGCAGACTCTCCATCGGCCACCGGTGGTGAAGTACCAACCTCTCACCTACTTGATGAAAAAAACGGCACCCTCTATTGGGCTTCAGCAGACGGGTGTGTCTCAGCATACGGTTCTCCTATTCCTGGGATGTCTCCAAGGTTCTTCAAGCCATTTAACTCAATAGACGCACTCACAAGACTAGTTTTATGGAGTGGCAAGCTCAAAGCATACATCTCAACAGCTAATGATAAATACGGGTTTGTACTAAACAGCTCTGGTGGTGCCACCAGCCTTGCGGCAAAGACACTCTACGTCCCATTGGGGAGGAAGTTTGATATAAAGCGCATTGAGGTAATGCTCGGAGAGCCATTAGTGTCTGGCGACTCGCTAGACATAGACGTACAAAGTGACGAGGACACGTCGGCAACAGATTGGGGTGCTATGTCCTTTGCATTACATGGCGCAGTACGCTCTAAAATGCTTCCGGGCGCATTTAAAGCAGAAAATCTTAGACTTATACTTAACTTTAATGGGGGCAATGTCAAGATAAAGAAAATCGCTGTGTACGGGGAACCAGTAACTATATGAGCGACGAAATAAAAGTCCCTTCAGAAGATAAGCCAATAGTGAAACCTGAATATACTGAGGTTATTATCCCACCAGTAGAAGGGACGCACCTCGTAGAGCTTGATGGATTGTTTGAGACCGTTCCCACAACACCAAGTGGGAAAGCACGGCGTGTCTTTGAACAAATTCGACTGAATGAAGCAGACGGGTCTGTCTGTTTCTACGACGCAAAAAATAATTCGTGGGTCTGTGTTGGCGCAAACTCTGTATATGCAGGGTATGTGGTCAGTAACGCCGCGGGGACACCGTTCCCTGCTGGTTGGAGTGTCACAAATCCATCCACTGGTAACTACACCGTCACGCACAACCTTGGACACACTGACTATGTAGTTACGGCCACATTCAGAGCGGTGACTGGGTTTATCCAAATTACTAGCCGCGGCACCGCTAACTTTGTCGTGAATTGCAAAAACGCTAGTTCAGTAGATGCCAATTCGGACTTTTTCTTCACATTAGTAGTCCAGCAATAGTGGTATAATAGGTAATAAAATGGCTCTCCCCACAGCGGATATTTCAGGGTTTACAGACGAGCAAAAGCGTCTCTTTTCACAGGCAGCTTCACTTGGTAGTGGTGTACAGGTAACAAACAACGGTCAGACGCAGACTATTGCAGCACCTACAGCCATCACTCCATCCTCTCTCACAGGCACACAGAGCCCATACCAAGTTTCTACCTATACTCCACCCGCAACACCTGACACTACAGGATACGATAAGCTGATTTCTGACTTCATGGCGGGTAAAACCGCAGAGCAGACACAGGCACAGGAAGCTCAGAAGTCTACGTTGCAGACTATTCAGGACACGATGGCAAAGCTCTTAGGTGAGGGAGCTAAAAAGGCAGAACTTGAAACTCAGGCCGGACTCCCAGACATACAGAAGCAACTTAATGAGACACTTGGACAGATTCGCCAGAACAACGCTGGTGCTTTTGGTGCGTCACAGGCACAGGAGGATAGACTTGCTCCAACTTTTGCTATTCAGGGCACACAGGCGCAGATTGAACGTCAGAGAGCAGTAAAGAACTACGGACTTGCGGCAGTAGCAGAAACACTACAGGGTAATATTGCACTTGCACAGGACAACATACAACGCGCTCTTGACGCAGAGTTTAAACCTTTAGAGAAAGTACTTGAGTTCCAGAAACTCTTTTTAGAGCAGAATAGAACAGACCTTGAACGTGCGGATAAAGACGCGAACAACAAGGCTAATCTTTTAATTGCAGAGCGTGAAAGGATTTTGACTGAAAAACGCGAAGATAAACAAGCAATCTACGCACTTGTAGGCGCGGCTGCACAAAACTCAGCAAATCCTCCTCCTCAGTCAGTCATAAACTCAGCACTTGCTTCTGGTGACATAAACCAAGCATATTCTATGCTATCTAAATATTTGTCAGACCCTAATGCAGCACAAGCTGCGGTATACGAACTAGAAAATAAGCGTCTCGCTAACAAAAAATTACAGGCAGATATTGATAAAGTTGCATCTGAGACAGGTGCTACATCAGTAAATGTTGCGAACCTTACACCTCAAGGGCAGTCTATTATGCAGACTGTAAAAAATCTTCGTTTCAGCTCAAACGATGAGGCTAAAAGAATTATAAATAATGTTGCACAGCGAGTACAGGCTGGCGATATTCAGGGTGCTGAGGACACACTTAAGCAGTTTGGATATCAGAAGATGGGTGCTTCGCAACAGGCAGACTTTGACCTATATTCCTCAGCGCAGTCTGCATTAGAAAGTGCATCGAATCAGATTAAGGTACAAAATCTTACTACCGGACCATATAAGGCGTTACTTGAAAAGTCAAAGCCTTGGCTTGCTATTCAGAATGACAGAAACTTTATAGACCTCAAATCTACTGTAGAACTTGGACAAGCACAACTTAGAAAAGCATTTTATGGTACTGCGGTTACTGGAACAGAAGCAGGGAATGCACGAAACTTCCTCATTACCGATAGTGACCCAATTGATGTAATTGCATGGAAGACAGAGAATGGTTCAAACTTCCTCAAGTTTGTAAATGATGCTAATGTCGCAAACACCGTTGGACTACCTAAGCCAAATATAGACGATTACTTGACATATAGGGTAAGACAAAAGTCTTCAGGACAAACCGGGACGATTCCACGATCAGAATATAACCCGAATGACTACGAGATCGTCTCATCGTCCCAAGCTCCAGCAAGTTCTACCGATTCGTACCTTAGAAGTATAGGTTTAATCCCATAGTTATGCCATTTAAACCAGATACAGCACAGACAGAAGTACCACCAGCTAATATTTTTAAGCCATCTAGGTTTGTTGCAGAGCCGAGCCCAATAGACAAACTACAGGCGCTCACAGAAAAGCCTTCTCTTAGTAAGAGAATTGACACAAGTATCAAGAAACGTGGAGAAGATGTGTATTCTGCTATAACTGATAGCACAAAGTCGCCAATAACGCGTGGGTTTCAAGCAACTGCTTCTGCTTTCGGTGGGATAGGTGACGTTCTAACAGAGACAGCCAAATCAATTCCAATAGTTAAAGATATTTATGGAGAAGTAGAGGGAAGTGTTAAAAAGGGCTCATCCGCGCTTATTGATAGACTCTCTAAAACGCCACTATTCATGGAGGCGGCACAGAACCCAGAGGGTACAAAAAAGATAGAGGAGGTTCTAAGTATTTTGTCTTCTTCGGGTGAGATTTCTGGAAACATACTTGCAGCAGAGGGTGTAAGGACTGGTTTACAAAAGGCTGTTGATGTATCACCTAAATTAGTCTCTAAGCTGACAACACAGTCAGAGGACTCTGTGAGGAACGCACTGGTTAAAAGTTTTGAAAAAGGTATTAAACCTGGTCTTTTTGGTAAAAAGACGCTTTCTAAACTTGAAGACTACCGTGATGACGTAGTAGATGCTGTAAAAACTATTAAGGCAAACAAACAAAATCTATCATTTGCTGATGATGCTTCAGATGATGTAATAGAGTCTATATCAGGACAGACACCTAAGACACTCCAGCAACTTGCAGAGTCCATTGAGCAGACAAAACGTAAGGTATTTACTGACTACGACACTATGGCAAAAACTGCCGGAGAGGCAGGAGCAAAAGTTAAGCCGTCTAATATTGCTAATGAGCTAGATACAGTTATTGGGAACAAGGCATTACAACTAAGCAACCCAGATGCTATTCGCTATGCACAGGGCTGGCAAGAGAGGCTGCGCGGTATTGATGACTTAGGCACTGTTGAGGCGCAGGAGGTAGTACAGAATCTAAATAAGTCATTAGAAGCATTTTATAGAAATCCATCGTACGACGCTGCTTCTAAAGCCGCTATTGATGCACTTGTTGCGAATAAACTTCGTGCCTCACTTGATGATGTTATTGGTTCACTAGAGGGAGAGGGTTATAAAGCACTACGAAAGCAGTATGGTTCTCTAAAAGCAATAGAGAATGATGTATTGCGTGCCACACTGAGACAGTCACGCGCAAACGTGAAAGGATTGATTGATTACACAGACATATTCTCTGGTGGTCAGGTTGTCAGTGGACTTCTCACACTTAACCCACAACTTATTGCGACAGGTGCAGCGCAAAAGGCTATAGCTTCATTCTTTAAGTACCTAAACAGCCCGAACCGTGCGATTCAGGATGTGTTCAAGCTGGCAGATAAACTACCAGACTAGTAAGTAAACGTAATGTCGGGAACTGTAATTCTTGCCCCGTCACTACCAACTAGGACGCTTTCAGAACCGAGGAATGTGGCTGCGGTCTGTGATGGATTGTCATACCCACCCTGGCACACACGCAATGTCTTTAGTTTTTCAGCTTTGTCTACACGTGAGTATGAGAACCCACCCGCAATTTTTAGCATATCACCGCCTTTGTCAGTGCCAGCACCTAGTGCATCGGTCTGTAGGACAAACCTTTCAAGGAAAAATGGTTTATCTGATGCAAAGGTAAAGGTAGGACAACGGTCTCCAGGTAAGTTTATATACGATACTGAGACAGTCTGTGGTGTCACTACGGGAGCAATGGGTGTTACTTGTCCTAGCACTGGCTGTGTAGGCTCAGATGTAACAGGTACTTGTGCGGTAGATGTCACAGGTGTACATGATGGGCGAGATTCAAGCTCTGTGACACGGGCAGAAAGCACCGCAATACGATCTTGTAGAAGTCCTATAATTGTTTGCACTAATGGACTTAGGAACTCCACACCAGGATTCATCGCGGCGTGGCTAGAAAATGGTATAATGAGTAGCAGAAACCCCGTTGCAAGTGTTTTCTTCATGCGCGGAGTATAGCATAGCGATAGCGGATTTGCAAGCATGAAAAAACTAAACGAAGAACTAGCTCAAATCACAGACGTACTCTCCCTACTAGACAAGGGGCGTGCTACCACTAAAGACTTTGAAGAGTTTGCTACTGCTTTAATGGTAGTGGTTAAGACCTTTATAGACGCTTCTAAGGAGGAAAAGGAGGCATTTATGGATCGTGTCGAGAAGCAGATTAAAGGCCGACTAGACCGCATTAAAGACGGCGAGAATGGAAAGGATGGTAAGGATGGACGTGACGGCAAGGACGGAAGTGATGGTGTCGACGGCTTAAACGGCAAAGACGCAGACCCAGACGAAATTGCAGCACTGGTACTCTCAATGCTCCCAGAAGAAAAAGAGTATCTAGGCGAGGACTTTAGAAACGGACTAGAAGCCTTACCAGAAGGTGACAAGCTGTCTATCTCAGCCATCGAAGGGCTAGAGGAAGAACTGAAGAAGATACGCAAAGTTACAGGTGGTCAGGTATACGGCGCGTCACCATCGGCTATGTTAAACACTATGCGTCACGAAGAGTTTAGTATGGACGGTGCAACAACTGTCGTCACACTCCAACACGGTGTTGCAGCTCAAGGCCACGCTGTGGTTGCATTACGCTATCAAGGTCAGACACTCGACTTTGGTACACAATACACAGTAAACGGTAACCAAATCACACTCACCTTCACGCCTGAGAATGGTACAATTATCTCAGTCACGTACTTCTCGTAATGGAAACTATAGGTTCAGTATTGTTAGCAGTCTACCTCACCCTCACGGGCTTTTTTGGCATTACACCATCTACTACCCCTGAACCGACACTTGGGTTATCTATTCTACGCCCCGCGCAAGGTGGTACAGGCATAGGAACAGCTACACCATCAGACGTTGGCAAGGTTCTTAAAGTATCCGGCGACTCACCATTCACTTACACTCTGCAAGACGACAACACAGGCGCGGGTGGGTCATTCCCTTTCACTCCTACCTCGTGGGGTAACTCTACCTCTACCGTACTTGGTAACACACTTGGCTTCTTTGCTAACGGTTCTTCAACTTTCAATATCCTACGCGCACAACATTCCACTAGTACTAACCTTAATGTCACTGGCTTACTGACTTTTAATGGGGTAACAGGTAGTACATGGGCTTCATTCTGTACGACTATCACTGGTTCGGCAGACTTATGTGACGGAAGTGACGCTACTGGAGGAGGAGGTGGGGGTTCTGGCAACGTAGCCACCTCATCAGCAGAAACGTCAGGCCGTGTCCCATTCTGGACTTCTACAGCAGGCACCCCAGCATTACTCTCAGGAGGTGTGGCAGGTTTCGCGTGGAACGACACGTTTAAGCGTCTCACTGCTACCTACGCATCGTCCACCATCTCATCGGCTACTACCTTTTATGGTGCTCTTGCGGGAAACGCAGACACAGCTACCGCACTAGCCGCAGACCCCGCTAATTGTTCATCAGGTAACGCCCCGCTCGGTATCGTCGCTTCTGGAGCCGTCGAAGGTTGTTTTGACGTATGGACTGAGGCAGAAAATACATCAGCAGGGTATGTACAAGGCACTCGCGCACTCACTATCGCGGGTACAGCTAACCAAATTACATCATCAGCAGGTTCTCAGAACCTTACAGCAGACCGTACTTGGACACTTTCTCTGCCATCACACGTCATATTCCCTGGCTCATATGTCGCAGGCTCAGGCACTACCACAAACGCTACCTCTACGATTCTTAATGCAGTCACACACTTACGCTCTGAGGGGACGACACGATTCGATCAGCTCACATCGGCACTTGTGCTTACAGGGTCTTCAGGACTTGCCGCAGAATACACAGGCGCGTCATGTACAAACCAAGTAATTGAGGACTTGGACGCGCTCGGTGCTCCAACGTGTCGTACAATCACCTCAGCGTATGTGGATTCGACCATTTCTACCTTTGCGTATCCTTTCACAAACTTTACCTCTTGGTTTTCCACCTCAACAATTGCACTCAATACGGCAGGTATCATGTCCACCGCGTCTTCGACGCTGCACATTCTGAGGAATACCTACCTCACTAATTCATACGCATCGTCCACCTACGCAACACTTGATACAGCTACCACGTCATCATTCTTTGGCGCAATGCTCCGAAATTGTACTTCAAATAATGTTCTTACGTGGTCAAATGGTACGTTTGGCTGTGAGGCTGATGACGTAGGTGGTGGGGGCTCAACAGATACAGTGGAATGGGCAGAAGCGTCTACATCTAACTGGGCTCCTCTATCTCTCATCACTCTGAGCTCTTCCACCATCCACAAGCTCGATAACACTTACGCTTCGAGTTCACAACTGTCAGTCTTGAGTAACTTGTACACAAATACCATAAATGGTCTCGCGGGTTCTACAGACGTACTAATCTCTCCTAAAAACGACACAGCGGGGCTAGATGTATATGGCAATGGCACTGAAGCGCAGATTGACTTATTGACCACAGCTAATGCAAAAATACGTGCCTATGTTTCTAATGGGTTTTCATTCTTTAGAATAAGTGAGGAGACGAAGCGGCAAGTATTCTTGGCTACGCACCAAGACTCGTACTTCCTTCAGGCACCAGACGCGGAGTTTGGAATTGGCACGTCATCTCCTTGGGCTAAACTGTCTGTACACGCAAGAGATGGGGACCTAGCACAGACACTATTTGCGATCGCATCCTCTACTTCTGCGGCAACGACTACATTGTTTTCTATATCAAACACTGGTTCTATTTTCACGCAACTATCTACTGGTTGCATACAATCATCGAGTGGGGTCTTAACATCAACTGGTGTTTCTTGTGGGTCTGGTTCGGGTGTAGACAACAACAAGTTCGCCACCACGACCGGTGCATTCCTCGGCATCACCCCAAACACCGCAGTCGTCGTCGGTATCGGTACCTCAACCCCACGTGCGCTCCTCCATCTCTCAACCTCCACCGCACCACAGCTAGCACTCTCTGATGGCTTCGCATCAAACGACAGCTGGACGTTGCGCTCCATCGCAGGTGCCTTCTATCTCTCCACCTCATCACAGGCAACGTTTGCAACCTCGACCACCGCAGGACTCTCTATTGATACGAACGGTGACATCGCCCTCGGCAAACCACTCCGTGTGAACCAGGGTGGTACGGGACTCCGCACCTTCGGTGGGACGAACCAGATCCTGTACACCACTGCAGCAGACACACTCGCCTCAGAAGCTGCCTTCCTCTACGACTCAGCCTTTAACCGCATCACCGTCGACTACGCATCCTCAACCGCACTCACGGTTTCTGGTACGGGATACTTCGGCACTGCATCCACCTCGAACCTCACGGTCTCTGGTATCGGCAGTGCAACGAACAACATTGTGACCGTGACTCCAACTGGTGTGATTGGCGCCTCATCACTCTCAGCCCTCGGCGCAGCAACCTTCGCCTTCCCATTCACTCCAGCAACTAACTGGAACGCAACCTCCACACTCATCCTTGGTGATGGTGGTTTTATGTCGAACGCCTCATCAACCTTCCACATTTTGAGAAACACTTACGCATCGTCAACGTATGCAAACTTCAGTATTGCCTCGACAAGCAATCTCATAGTCTCGAGCCTCCTTCAGGGTCAGGTGCCATTTGCGGGCGTCGGTGGTGCGCTGACGGGGAACTCGAACTTTGAGTGGGACAATGTGGTAAACGCACTGGGTATCGGTACCGCGACCCCTCGATATCTTGCAACATTCTCAACGTCGACCGCGCCACAGCTCGCGCTCACTGATGGTTCGGGTACCTCAAACCAATGGACTTTCCGCTCGATCATGGGCTCGCTCTTCTTTGCTACATCGTCTCCGCTTACATACACGACGTCGACGGTCGCAGCAATAAGCATCGACACAAACAGTAACGTTGCGTTTAACGGAGCTGGTGTCGGTATCGGCACCACATCACCGATGGCGAAACTTACCGTCATTGGCGGCGGTACGGGTAACGGCAGTACACCGAGCTTCTTGGTCGCTACGACGTCGAGCTGGTTTGGCTCACTCGCACAGCGCCCACTCTTTGTAGTTTCAGCAACGACGACCGGAGATCTTGATTACGCACGTGTGGGTATCGGTACCACGTCGCCGTGGGGTAATGCTGGGCTTCGTGATC